GGCAATAACAGTCGTACAGGTATTGGGAAATGCCATTGGGAAGTTAACTCGTTGCTGTTGATTGCCAGCGACATTGCCAGAACCCCACTGAGTAATCAGTCCTGTGGAGGCATCCCTATGCCAACCATTTGCATCGAGGTGTACTGAGGACATAGTTGCCAGGAATATTCCACTGTTATCATCATGAAGCATAAATGGCTTTGTTTTGTCATTCTGATATACGCCGACCTCTTTGATATACTGACGCCCAGGCTTACCAGACAGAGCAACTGAAACATCTGCCTTTGTTGGAAAGTTATTAGATGTCCACGAAGTGAGGTTGTTTCTGATTTGTGAGTCAAGTTGCTCAAGATACAGACTCAGCCAGTTTGCTCCATTTCCGGTGCTCCATTTGTCACCATACACATCACCGTTTTTATACAGATTAGCGCTACCTGCATACACAGATTCACTGGCCGCGATAATCCCTAGTTTTGTGCTGATATAAGCCCGGATAACGTCATCTGAAGAGCACTGAAAGCCAATACCATTCCATGACTTAATGTTCAGGTTATTACCGTTGAAACCTGCTCCATCAACACCGCCTTTAACTATGCCGCCTGTACCATCGCCAACCGTGACCGTAGTATCGCAACGCATATTTGGGGCAGAAATATCCCCTGTAAAGGCAGCACCTTCCAGCATCGCCACATTACGCCATGAGGTAATACCCGCACCGGTGCCATGACCAAACAATACGTTATTGCCACTGATGGCCAGTACGTCAACAACAGATGCAGGGCTTGCAACCTCCGTAAGCGTGATAATTTGCCAGAAACTTACCTGGTCTGGTGCATCAGGTGACTGATGCGCTCGCATAAACTGACAGCCTGTAGCAGCCCGCGCACCGATAGAGACCCGGTCAACGGCATCACTGACGAATGTTCCCGCGAGGAACCGTCCGTCACCTTTGAAAAGCACATTTCCCAGCCCAATATTCTGAACAAACAGAGACTTATCAGGAATATCAGCGCCGTTCCTTTCTTTTGCGAGTCGCGCACTGGCATTCTCCATTGCGATTTTCACCGCTTTCGGGGTCGCTGCGAGCGTCTCAGACGTACTGTCGGTTGCACTGCTGAGCTGGGCGATACCCTTTTGCGCCGTGGTTGCGTCCTGAGCCGTATATTTACCATTAGCAAGGTCATACGCCGCCTTAACCGCTTTCGGCGTTGCTGCGAGCGCCTCAGACGCGCTGTCGGTCGCACTGCTGAGCTGCGTGAAACCCTTTGCGGTGAGCGTGGCGTCAGGATGACGGCGGGACTGCTCATGCTCAGCGAGCTTATCGTCCACATAGTCCTGCGTTGCCATCACCGTTGAGGTATCAATCGTCAGCTCGACTGACTCGATATCGCTTACCATGATGACCATACGCACGGTCTGTGCACGGCCTGACCCCTCCTCAAGTTTAGGTTTATAGCTTTCCGCCATGTTACCGACGGCAATCATCGTGCCAGTGTCGTCATAGAGCCCCATTTCGCGCATCCAGAAACCACCGGTTTCAGGCGGGATAAGCAGCTCCGCGACCACATAATTTTGATGCTTATTGTCCTGGCTGATTTTGTTCAGTTTATAGCGCCAGACTTCATTGACGAGCTTTGTCTGGTTGGCATCAGGTACAGGCAATGTACCGCCACCGTCGCCGATTGCCATCGCCGTAAAATTCACTTTTTTCCCGTTCGGGACGGTCGCTGCAGCCAGCTTGATTGCACCGGCTTTGGTGATGACCGTTTTATATTTTACTGTCATTGTCCTCTCACTTATCCGGGTAAACCGTGATGATGTCGCCGTCATACGTCAACGCGCCGGTGTACAGATAGCCAGGCACATCCTGAATAATATTGAGGCCGATAAGATGGCGGCTGGCTGGCTTTGCATCCGCAATGAGCCGCTCCATTTCTAAATACATTTCCTCAGTAATACCGCTTTCCAGTACACCAATATCAAGACGAAATGTGCCTGCCGGGTCGCCTGTCTCCCACCATTCCGTAACGTTGATGATGTAACCGAGCGGCTCAATAACTCGCCTGACTGCACCTATCGTGCCTTTGTGGCAGTGAATGAAATACGCACTGCGAATAACGTCACGTTTGGTTTCTTCCGGCCAGTTCTCATCCCAGCGGTCAACGGAAAACGCCCACGCCAGCCACGGCAAAAGGTTTGCAGGACAGGCGTCAGGACTCCACAGGCGGCGTAACGGAATGGGTGTATTTTCAATATCGGCGCAGGCACGGGCAGCAGCCACCTCAAGAGGTGATGAGCCTGCAGGCAACAGGCGCGCATCACTCATCCGAGCCACCAATCACTATCTGATAGTCAGTGCAAAAGGAGGCCTGCGTTTTATCAAGCACAATGTCAGCCACTGGCGCCGCCAGCTCGACACGCTGCACCCCCTCAACATGTAACGCGGCATAGATGGCTGACAGGCGAATATCCCGCCCTAACCGGTGCTGCGCGCTGATATAGGTTTTGAGCTTTGCCTCAGCAGCAGCTCTGACAGGCTCACTTTCCGGCCCCGGATAGATAAAAAGCGTCGCACTAATCTGATAATCGACAATCTGAGCTGATTGTACTGTCACGCGGTCAGCGACCGGCCTCACATCCTCAGCATTAAGCGCATTGCGCACAATGCTCAGAAGCTCATCAGATGCCGCGCCGTTATTCTCACGCGAGAGCACAGATATCGTGACGCACGCAGGGGATGGGCTGATAACAGAAATATCAGCGACACGTCCATCAGCACTGCGGCCATGAAATTCATAGGCACCCGTAGAGCCTGCCACGCTCATTCCTTCGAAAGCCTGTTGTATGCGCAGACGATAATCGGCGTCGAGTTCCATCTCTGCCGGGGTGGGTGGAATAGTGGTGTCGTCAGCAGGCGTGACGACAAGGCGCTCAACATTGAAATTCGCCCCGATATTATCGAGGTCACTGTCTATGGCATAAGCCAGCATGACTGCGCGCGCAGCCTCATTGACACGCTGACGCCAGATAACCTCACGGTAGGCGTTTTCCTGCAGTAGCTTAACAACCGGCTCAGACTCAAGCGCGAGCGTCCGGGCAACGGCTTCCTGCTGGTCTTCTGGATAGAGCGAAATCAGCGTCGCAATGCGCTCCGCAAGGATAGTTTCATAGTCCAGTTCCTCGACCACATCGGGAACAGGTAGCAGACTCAGATCAACAGTTGCCATAGTGATTTAACTCAGTGAAACAGTGGTTGAAACTGACGCACCGGTATCGGTACGCATCCCGGTAATATCGACATACATTTCGCCAGTGTCGCCGCGCTCAAAACTGATGGATGTAAGCCTGATGCGCGGCTCCCACTTCTGGATAGCCGAATAACACGCCACCATAATTTGCAGCCTTAGCGCCGGGGTTTGCGGCATATCAATCAACGCAGACAGGAGCGAGCCATATTCACGACGCATTACCCGCGAGCCGACCGGCGTCAGCAGAATGTCGCGCATGCTCTGGCTGATATGCTCACTGTCACGGATAGCGAGGCCGGAATTGCGGTTCATCCCCATATAGCGCGCCGTCACTTGGTTCCCTCCGTCCAGCTCCCGCCCCGTTGCACGCCGCCGTGACCGTGGTCATCAACCTGCACACCGTTTGATTTCAACGTGCCGTCTGTATGTTCGATGTTTCCCCGCATGGTGCCGCCTTTCTGCACCTCAAGCGTCGCCGTCGTCAGTTTGTTGGTGCAGACCACCTCCGGGGTGTCGAGGGTGATACGTTCTGCCGCTTTGACCAGCACCACCGGCACGGTGGCTGTGATGGACTCCGATGCCGTCACGTCGGCAGTCTTGATGCCGCTGACCGTCAGCGCACCGGTTTCCGGCTCATACTCCATAACCGCGCCATCAGGGAACACCACATGCCACGCATCCGCCGAGGCAGACGGGGCGGGGTTATCGTCTGAGAAAATCCCCGGCAGGACGAAAGCGGTATCAAGCTCGCCACCAATCGCCAGCAGCAGTACCTGCTCACCGACCGAGGGAGCCCACCATGTACGCGAACGACCGGCGCGGGTAGTCAGCCAGTTCAGCCATGTAGTCTGGATCCCGCCGCTTTGTACGCGGCACAGCCCCTGCACAATATCGACCTCAGTCACCACACCTGAGCGGATGAGATTGCGAATTGCGCGCGCGAGCTCCTGTAAAGTGGATAACGTATTCATAGTGCAAGGATGCCTCTGGTCTGGAGCCGCGCCAATTCGCGCGGCTCCGGTGATGGCTCACACAATATTTATTTGCCGAGGTGACTGAGAATGACGTCTTCAATCATCTGCTCATCGTCGCGGGTGAAACCGAGCAACGGGCGCGCCTCGTACTGCACATCGCGGCTGTTGCGGTTTGGCCGGTCTTTGAGGCCATACTGATGCACCTGCGCCATGCGCTGCACTTTGCCGGTAAATTCCACCACCGCCGCACTGTCGCTGCCTTTGGCTTTCATAAAGCGACTGGTGCGCAGTCTGGTGAACATTTCGCGCTTAATGCGGCCTTTCTTGCTCCGCACCGGCTGGCGCTTTCGCGCGGCATACGGGGTGCCGTCGGGTGCCTGCTGCCGCTTAATACGCTGTTGCTGACTGGCGCGCAGCTTTTTCGCAATCTCAGCCGCCATTTGACGACGTGCCGCCGGTGACAGGCTGGCAATCAGACCGGCAAGGCGCTCCTGCAGTGCGGTTAACTCATTCATCCCACTTACTCACCAGCTCACCGTTAACGTACAGCTCGACCGGGCGTGTCACGGGTTCAGGCAGCGACGGCTCCGGCGCATAGCTGACGTGCAGTGCGCCGTCGACTTCTTTGACGAGCGTGCGTTCGGTGAGCCTCAGGCTGATACTGATATCGAGCGAATCGTCGTTATTGATATCAATCATCCAGGTGAATCCTTTATCCCTCCCGGCGTCGGTGGTCATAATGTCCGGCTGATGCTCACGCAGCCACGCCTGCACCGGCACAAATATCAAGTCGAGGTCGCCGGTGAAGTCAGTCACCACCACGTTAAGCACGTACACCTTTTCAAACGACAGCGAGCTCGCCAGTCGGGAATCGGTATGGCCGTTGTCGGCAAACAGGCGCAGCATATCGGGGTTATTTCGGAGCTGCGGCACGGCGTTAATCAGCGCTTTGCGCAGGCTTTTGTGCTTTTGCATCGAGTTCATCCTGACAGTGTTTGACGGTTTTGACCTGCAGCGCACAGGCAGTCAGCGCGCCCTCAAGACGGCGAATATCCGCGCTCAGGTCACCATTTGTTTTCGGGTCACTTCCCGGCATCGGGCAAAGGCTCACCTTCGGGCATCCGTTGACCACAATCACCGGCGCTGGCGCAGGCGTGGCGGGTGTGCAACCGACGCACAACATCAGGCAGAGCAGCGTTATACCAGCGGCGAAAGGCTTCATTTTCATTAAGTAACCTCGTTATCGTCTGCTCACGGCGGCTGGCTTCTGCACTTGCCTTTGCGAGCTGCTCGCGCAGTGCCACCTGCGCGGATTCATTACGTCGGGCGAGCTGACCGGCAACACTGAGCTGATTTTTCAGCATGCCAATCGTCGTCTTTTGCTCGCTCGCGACACGATTTGCCGCCTCAAAAGAGCGGGATAAATTACCGTTCTCATGACGCAACCACAGCAGCCCGAGCACGGCCAGCACAAGCAGTGTTATCAGGACTTTCATGCCACCACCCCGCCAGCCGTGCGCCAGACAGTGACCAGCTTTTCGAGACTGTGCTCGCGCTGGCCGTAACCGGCACCCGGTAATGACGCCCAGATATTGCGACAACGGGAAACAGCACGCTCAATACGCCCCGCCCGGATATCGTCAATAGCGCCACGCTCACGGATTAACTGGATCGCGAGCTTGTCCTGCGACAGTGGGCTGAAATCAGGTAGTGAGAGCTGTTTTTTATAGTGCGGCCAGAACAGATAAAGCTGCTGGTAACGCCCCGATGCCGTGGATTTCTCGCCACGGCGATTAAACACTTTCGGTGGTCGGCCATGTGCAAAAGGGTGGTCGTTGTAATCGGTGAAAATCTCTGGCTTACCATCAAGGCCGGTGACAATGACGTCATAGCCACGGTTTTTCGTCAGCGGATGGTTCGCCGTTCCTTCGGAATACGCCAGCATGTCCAGAAAGGCGGCGATATTCTGGTGAGTATTAATGACCGGCATCGTCTTCCCCTTTCTGTGACTTAAAGCGGCGCTGTATGGCGATTTCCACCACCTGATAACCGGCAATGCCGAGCATGGATCCAATCCCGCACACAGCAGGTAGTGACATATCAGGAAACTGCACCAGAACAACACCGGCGACCATCGAAACGAAACCGCCGAGCAGCATGCGTCCGACAAACAGGCGCGGGGTGATGGGCTCACCACCTGCCAGCACTTTCCCGACAACAATCATCACGCCAATCACAAACAGTGACAGGACGCCTTTTTCCCCTTCTGTCATGGTTTACTCCCAAAGATTGATAGTGTTAGTTACTGGTGAAGACGGCACATCGGGCAGGTCAATCTCGGTACCATGCGGCAGAATGACTCCCAGCTCAGACAGACCCGGATTAGCCTGCAGCACCGTCTCGACCACGCCCTCAGTGCGCCCGTAATACCGGGCGCAAATCGCATCGAGGGTGTCGCCCTGCATTGCCCTGACTTTCATCAGAGCTGACCCACAATGCAGCGCGGCTTGTCCTGCAGACGCGCAACTGACCAGCGCATATCCCGCCACAGGTCATCAATGGTGGTTTCCACACTGTCGGCTTTTTTGTCACCCTTGCCGGTGGCCTCAACGCCGCGATAACGCTCATACAGGGTGGCTGTCGCCATCGCCGTCACGGCGCTGAGGTAGTGGAAAACGCGCACATTCTCGCCGTCGATTTCCTCGGCAGGCACGTCGGCCAGTTTCTTAAACCCGGCGGCAGTCTGGCGCAGCCGGTAGTCGTAAAGCTCCGCATTGGTCTCGGCCATGCCGGTCTTGATGGCATTGCGCAGGCGCGCATCGGAAACCGTCTGCTCAAGGCGCATCAGCTCGCGCACGCGCTTCGGATCCACATCAGGGAAAAAGAACGTGTTTTTAATCACTGCACCGCCCGTCTCCGGTGCGGGAATCACCACGCCCGGTACGTCCTGCGGTTCATCGGGCTGGTTCAGTATCACTGTCGTCATGACAACCTCATCAGGTTGGGCGGTGGACGCCGGTCGCCGTCAGGTCTTTGCCTGCTTTGACCGGCGTGCCGCCCGGCTCGGGGAGCGTTCAGTTAACCGGCGGTTTTGCCGCCTTTGGTGGACGCCCGCGCTTTGCTGCCGGTTTGCTGGCAGGTTTGCGCGTGCGCGGTTTAGTCGTTTTACGGGGTGCGGCCTCTGGCTTTGGCTTCAATGCCCGTTCCAGTCGCTCAATCTCCTTGCGCACACCGGCATTGCGGTCGAGCTGCATCGCGCGCTGAAACTGCGCCAGCGCCTCGGCATTCATACCGGCATCACGCAGGGTCAGGCCTGTCACCTTATGCAGACGGGCGCGCACCATATCGGGAACGTCTGCGCCGTCGGTCAGGTCGATAGTGGTCTGCAGCCAGGAAAGGTCGACAGACTCACCGGCATCGCGCAGACGCTGCGAGGCAAGTGCCACCTCCTCAACCAGCATGTAAGGTGTGGTGCGGCGATGGTCAGAGGTGAGGCCGTATTTCAGCGCGTAGGGGGCAATTTCCAGCGCGCCAGCGATATCACCGGCATCGAGACGCCACAGCATGACGGTCATGACAATGTCATCCTGCGCACCACGGCCATCAGCCAGCACACCGGCGACCCACGGCGCATAGAACGGCAACAACTCGCGCTTTTTCTCGGCTTTACGTTCGTTTGAACGGATGTTTTTTAACGTGCGACGGTCATCGGCCAGCTTAACCAGCATCTGCTCATAGGCGGTTGCATGGCGCAGCGGGGCTTGCTCCCGCTGCGCGGTTTGAGAGGCCGAGACCCGCATCATGTGACGCTGTGCGGGGCTCGTCATGGTTTAGGCTCCGCTTTCCGGTGCTGCAGGTACGGTGAAATCACCCAGGGTGATGTTTTCCAGCAGGCACCCGGCGGCATACGCCTCGACCACATAGTCGATATTCATCGACTCGTAGTTTTCAACGCGGTCTTTTTTCGGGTTTTCATCAATGCTGCGGCGGTGGCTCTCATCCATGAAATAGATAGAGAGGTTTTCCAGCGTGGTCACTAACACGGCATTCGCCGGGAAGTACGGCACACGCACAGCAGGCAGGTTGCCGATTCGCTTCTGGCTGATGATGATATCTGCCGCGAGCGCTTCGCTGTTTTCCTGCGGCTTGTTCACCAGCGGGAAATATTTGTCGGCCAGCAGCTTACGGCCAACGATGGCAACGAGTTTCGGGTCATCCTGATAAACCTCGTCAATCAGGTTGTTGGTCGCATCCATCACCAGCGCGTCGAGGTTCTCATAGTCGCCGTTTCGACCGACACGAATCACTGCTGAAACGACCTTACCGTCAGCGTCAGTAATGTTGCTCATCACGCGCGTCGGGGCTTCATTGCGGTATTTCTGCAGCCAGCCGACGGTCACATCCTGCAGCATCGGATTTTTGGTGCGGTCAGAGGTGGCGGCGCGGGTGGTACCGTTAAAACCGGCCATGATGAAATCGAGCGCCTGACGCTTGACGATGGCGTCACGGATACGGCGCTGGAAGTCCTGAAAACGCGCCCACAGGTCGAGGGTTTTATATTTCAGATGGAAGTCAAAGTTAATCTGGTCGCACTCGTACTTATTGGATTCAAGCGCGGTGAAGTCTGCGGTCTTACGCTCATCATCGCCCGAGGTGTCGGTCGTGCTGGCGATAGTACCTGTCACACCGACGCCGATTTTCTCACCCTTCATTTCTGCGACCGGCAGAATATTAATCGTCTGCAGAAACGCGGATGACTCCTGCACTTTGTTCATCAGCGTTTGCGTGACGGACGGCTCGACAGTGAATTTTTTACTGACATCATCAGTGCTGATGCCGTTCAGCTCAGCGACGCGGGTCAGATAGGCATTGAACTTAAAACGGGTTTCCGGGCGCATAGTATTTCCTGTTTGAAATTATCGGTTAGTCACTGCATCGGGCGGGGTTGCCGCCCGGTTTCTGGTTTGCGGCTTATCAGCAGTCGGTCAACAGCTCATCGCCACCACCGCCGCTGGCTTTCGTGCGTCGCGGCTGGCTGAAACTTTCGGTTTTATCGAGGGTGGTTTTCAGGGCGGAAAATGCCTGGCTGGTTTCCTCAACCTTGCCGGTCAGTTCCTGTTTGAAGGTGGCAAGTGCGGTTTCCATATCGGAAATACGCTTATCCTGCGCAGTGAGGTTGGTCTGCACATGCTCGCTGACGGCGGTCACCGCTTCATGCACATCATTCATGCGCGCATCGTCGCTGACCTGTTTACGGCTGAAAATGGCTTTCACCTTGTCAGTCAGGGCGGTAAATACCGTTTCCGGCTGGTCTTCAAACTCAAGCTCTGCAAGCGTTGCCGCTGAAATCAGGTTTTCAGGGTTAGCCTTAAAGCGGTTAAGCGGGTTGTGTTTTGCATTGCGACAGAATTCGAGGTATTCGGTGCCGAGGCTTGCCGGGTCATCGGTCACAGCCAGACCAACGAGATAGCATTTGCCGCTGTTGCTGAAATTCGGCGCGATTTCCATTGAGGTATAAACCTTCTGGAGTGCCTTATTCATTGCGACTAAATCGTCGGATGGGCTGATTTTTGCGAACAGTGCCAGCTTTCCGTTAAGCGCGGAGTCATCTTCGATTTTCTCCGCTTTCAGTTCGACCACATCGCCATAGCGTTTGAACGGGCTATCAGGAAACACGCTTTTGATGTGCTCAAGATTGATGCGGCAACCGTAGACGCGCGGGTCAAACGTGTCGGCCATTTCCTGAATATCACTGGCGCTGATAATGCGCCCGTCGCAGGTATCACCCTCGACGCCGATGCGAAAGAATTTTGAGACTTTTTTTGCCATTGTCAGGAGTCCTGAGGTTAGGGTTACTGGTCAACGCCAGTTTCCAGACTCCGGGCACACCAGACCACTAACGACGGCTGGACAATCGCCCACACAACAGCACCTTAGCGAATCACTGACGGCCATTAAGTAGCCTTGCCCTGAATCCACTACGGCGAGGCATCAATGACCATTTCCACCGATACAACCTTGTTGCATGACCCGCGACGACAGGCATCGCTGCTTTACTGGCAGGGGTTTTCCGTGCCACAGATTGCCGAAATGCTGCAGGTCAAGCGCCCGACCGTGCAGAGCTGGAAGCAGCGCGATGGCTGGGACGGCATCGCGCCGATTTCCCGCGTTGAAAGCAGCCTTGAGGCCAGGCTGATTCAGCTCATCGCCAAGCCGCAAAAGACAGGCGGCGATTTCAAAGAGATTGACCTGCTCGGACGGCAGATTGAACGGCTGGCGCGCGTCAACCGCTACAGCCAGACCGGCAACGAGGCCGACCTTAACCCCAACGTCGCCAACCGCAACAAAGGGGAGCGCAAAAAGCCGAAAAAGAATTTTTTCAGCGACGAGGCTATCGAGAAACTGGAGGAGCTATTTTTCGACCAGTCTTTCGAGTACCAGTTGCAGTGGTACCGCGCAGGACTGGCGCACCGTATTCGCGACATTCTCAAATCCCGCCAGATTGGCGCGACGTTCTATTTCTCCCGCGAGGCGCTGCTGCGCGCGCTCAAAACCGGCCATAACCAGATATTTCTGTCAGCCAGTAAAACGCAGGCTTACGTGTTCCGCGAATACATCATCCAGTTTGCGCGACTGGTCGACGTCGACCTGACCGGCGACCCGATTGTCATCGGCAACAACGGCGCAAAACTGATTTTTCTCGGTACCAATTCCAACACCGCGCAGAGCCATAACGGCGACCTGTATGTCGATGAAATATTCTGGATCCCGAACTTTCAGAAACTGCGCAAAGTCGCCTCGGGCATGGCATCGCAGAAGCACCTGCGCTCAACCTACTTTTCGACGCCCTCAACGCTGGCGCACGGGGCTTACCCCTTCTGGTCGGGTGAGCTGTTCAACAAGGGGCGCGCCAGTGCCGCTGACCGCATCGAAATCGACATCAGTCACCGCGCACTCGCCGGTGGTCAGCTCTGCGATGATGGCCAGTGGCGGCAGATTGTCACCATTGAGGACGCCCTTGCCGGGGGCTGCACCCTGTTCGACCTCGACCAGCTCAAACGCGAAAACAGTGATGATGATTTTAAAAACCTGTTTATGTGCGAGTTTGTCGACGATAAGGCATCGGTATTCCCGTTCGAGGAGCTGCAGCGCTGCATGGTCGATGTGATGGAAGAATGGGAGGATTTTGCCCCGTTCGCCGACCATCCTTTCGGCTCTCGCCCGGTCTGGATTGGCTACGACCCGTCGCACACTGGCGACAGTGCCGGGTGCGTCGTGCTCGCACCGCCGGTGGTCTCGGGTGGCAAGTTCCGCATGCTGGAGCGCCACCAGTGGAAAGGCATGGACTTTGCCGCGCAGGCAGAGGGCATCCGCAAACTGACCGCGAAATACAACGTCGAATACATCGGTATTGACGCAACCGGCCTCGGTCTAGGCGTATTCCAGTTGGTGCGCTCATTCTACCCGGCGGCACGCGGCATCCGTTACACACCTGAAATGAAAACCGCGATGGTGCTCAAGGCAAAAGACACCATTCGCCGCGGCTGTCTGGAGTACGACGCCGGGGCAACCGACGTCACGCAGTCGTTTATGTCGATTCGCAAAACCATGACCAGCAGCGGGCGCAGTGCCACCTATGAGGCCAGCCGCACCGAGGAAGCCAGTCACGCCGATATTGCATGGGCGACCATGCACGCCCTGTTAAACGAACCGCTTTCTGCCGGTAGCGGCATGCAGCCTAAATCTATTCTGGAGTTCAACTAATGGGTAAGCAAAAATCCCGCAAAGCCGCCGCGCAGAAAACACGCGCACCACAGCAACTGAAAGCCAGCGCACCGCAAAAAATGGAAGCGTTCACCTTCGGTGAGCCAGTTCCGGTGCTCGATAAGCGCGACATTCTGGATTATGTCGAGTGCATCAGTAACGGCAAATGGTACGAGCCGCCGGTCAGCTTTTCCGGGCTGGCAAAGAGCCTGCGCTCTGCCGTGCATCACAGCTCACCGATTTACGTTAAACGCAACGTACTCGCGAGCACCTACATTCCGCACCCGCTGCTGTCCCGTCAGGATTTCAGCCGTTTTGCGCTCGACTATCTGGTCTTCGGCAACGCCTTTCTTGAGCAGCGCCACAGCGTCACCGGCCAGTTAATCAAGTTGCTGGCATCACCAGCAAAATACACCCGCCGTGGGGTTGATGATTCAATTTTCTGGTTTGTGGAAAACTTCACTCAGCCGCATGAGTTCGCGCCTGATACCGTATTTCATCTGCTGGAGCCTGACATTAATCAGGAGATTTACGGCCTGCCGGAATATCTCAGCGCGCTTAATTCTGCCTGGCTGAATGAATCCGCAACGCTGTTCCGCCGCAAGTATTACCAGAACGGTGCGCACGCGGGTTACATCATGTATGTGACCGACCCGGCGCAGAGCGCGACCGACGTCGAATCGCTACGCGAGGCGATGCGTAACTCGAAAGGGCTCGGCAACTTTAAGAACCTGTTTTTCTACGCCCCCGGCGGAAAACCGGACGGCATCAAAATCGTGCCACTGAGCGAGGTCGCCACAAAGGATGACTTTTTCAACATCAAGAAAGCCAGTGCCGCCGACCTGATGGATGCGCACCGCGTACCGTTCCAGCTAATGGGCGGCAAGCCCGAGAATATCGGCTCACTCGGTGACGTTGAGAAGGTGGCAAAGGTATTTGTGCGCAACGAGCTGTCGCCGCTACAGGACAGGTTCAGGGAGGTAAACGACTGGCTCGGCATGGAGGTCATCAGGTTCAAAGAGTACACCCTAGACAACCCGGAATAACCCCCCTCAAGCCGCCAGCATGGCGGCTTTTTCATACCCGCCACCATCACGCCTCAGACGCGCCACACGCGCACGAACACACACGACCACCAACGAACCGACAGCAACCACGACAGCATCACCACGGCGCGCTCAGACGATAATTTTTATTATTACGCACCACCGCTGGCGCGCAATGCTTTCCCCGCCACGCCTGCCCGCTTTATGGGTCGGTTTTAATGCAGTTGCATGACCACTCTGGATCCGCGCCAGCTCTGGCGGCGCACGGCCAGAACGGGCAACCACGACGCATGCAAAACCATGCACCTGTTGCATGCACGGCTAAAAAGCGGGGAAATCGCGGAAAAATGGCATAAAAAAACCGGCTTTAATCGTGCCGGTTGGGGTGGTCTCTACGGGGCAGGCTAACGCCTCGCGGGGCTCGTTGTTCAACCCCGCCAGCACTGAAAGCGAGTTTCAGCACCGGCGGCGTTTGCTATGGTCGGCGAGGCGGCGGAATAATCGGACCTCTCGCCGGTGTAAACGCCTCAATTTTCGGATTACTGATATCGTACAGCCTGCCGTAATTATCCCTGACTATTTCGGCGCACCCGACCAGCTCGGCGGGTGTCAAATTCTCATTGACCATTATCTGCTGCAGTCGATGCACAACGCCCATCAGTTTTTTAGCTTTTAGGGTGTGCTGCGGTGGGACTGGCATCATTTTAGGCGCATACATTTATTTTGACCTCAATCAGGCGCGGCTTTTCTAATGCCACTGGACGAAAAAGCACAGATTGGTGAAATCCTATAAGAAACCATAAGCCATCGGCACGCTGACTCATTTCATACCAGTCAACAGGGTTGAGGTCTGAAACCAAATTATCGCCACAAATACAGACATCTACATCACGCAGCTCTGAGTCATAAATGCCACCAACGGTGAACCAATCAGGCTCATCTGAGCTAACGCACATCATTTTAATAACACCCGACATACTACCCCCTACTTAAAGCCTGTTGAGAATCCCGGCCACTCATCAGCAACCGGATATGTGAATTTCTGCCCGTCGTATGTCACGGACGCCCCGCGCGCCAGCGCCTCAAGCTCCCATCGTTTCGGGGTGATGCCATGCTGCGCAAGGTCAAAGCGGATGCGCGGTATTTGCGCGCGTTCGGATTTAGTCAGCCTGCCTGATGGGGCGACGTCATGCGGTTTTAATGGATCTCCGCTTCTTTGCTGGCGATTTTGCTGCGGCGTGTCGTGTTTTAGTGCACCCCTGAGCGCTGTCACGACTTCGGGGTCATCCCATGCGATAACCCCGTCATCAACGAGATTTAGCACCGCTGCGGCATGCTCAGACGGTGTAGGGGTCATAACTGGAGTATCACCGCCGGTGAGCTTTCCACAGTTATTGACAGGACTCCGAGGCGCGGCGATGCCGCTTTTTAAGGTCAAAGGCTCAACGGCCAAAACCTTTGGAACGATGCGCCATTCTGATGACCGGGTAATGTGAACGTGACGCGCGCCGAGGTGAGGCGCGTAAATACCGACCACCCTCTCGATATCTTCTTCGTAGTCGTTAACCTCATCACTGACGCTACGGGCGACCCTGACGGTCTGGCCGTCGCGCGGGACATTTGCGCCGCCCTGAGCGGTGATATACAGGTCGAAATCGCCGCCATCAGCCGCGGCGCGTGCTGCTTCGACACGCTCGTCAAACTCGTCAGCAATACTGACCCCGCGAGGCAGCTTGCGCAGCTCACGGTAAGCCCCCATCGTCGGCAGACCAATCGGCTTAAACTGAGGTATTCGCCACGTTGACGCCCATGCAGTAACAGCGGCGGCGGTATCTTTGAGCGGCTTGCCGGTATCTTTATCGAGCTCGCCATCAAGTGCGTAACCGTCGATATTTTTGGCGATGTATTTCGCGATGTACCCGGCCGCACCGCCTTTGTTCAGGTGCTTAGCCTGAAAGCGGTTGCGAGCTGCACCGCGCTCGTCGCCATCTTCTTTGAGAGCATAACGACGCATAATTTCGGTAATTTCTTTGCGCTGCTGGCGCTTGCAAAACAGCATCATGTGCCAGTGCGGCGTCCCGTCGTGGTGCGGTTCGACAACACGCATACCGTAAACCTGCAAATCATTATCTTTGAAAGCGGTACGCATCAGGCTCCAGATACGGCAAAGGTAACGCTGCGCACCCTTCGGAGTGTAAGCCTCACCATTCCAGCCATGATTAAGCTGTACAGTCTTATCTTTACCCTTCCCGACCTGACGTGTCGGGTGATACTTCGACGGTGTAGTCAGCGTGATAAACATACCGACATCACCCTCAGCAGCGGCATAACGCTCAATCCCCGCGATGGTGTTCATCAGTTCCATGCGGCGAATTTCAGGATTGGAAATACTCCCCATCACTTTGCTGATAAGGTCGATACGTTCGCCGGTAACTTTGTTTTCCAGCTCGCAGGATTTCAGGTATTCAAGATTTGCCAGGCGACGTGCATGCACATCACGGACGGCGTGTTTACTGGCATACGGCGAGCGGTCTTTATTCACCTCACCTGCAGCAATCAGCAGCGCTTCATGCCAGCGCATGCGCTGCGCCTTAAGCTGGTTAGTCCACCATTCATCGTTAATCAGCCGAGCGACGGCGGAAAATGCCTGTCTGATTGTCATCTGGCCTTTGCGGTATTTCTTCCAGAAAAGCGGGGCAACATTAAAAGCACGAGCTGCGCCAGCAACATGACCGTACAGGTGCGCCTGAGCCTCATTGGTAAAAAGCGACTCTTTGCCACCATGCGCCTCAGCCCATGCGTCGCTTAATTCCTCGTACATGATGAAAAGCTGCGAGGCGATACGAGACGCAAATTTTTTCAGCTCTTTATCGTTCATCCCGGGCAAACGCGCGTAATTCTCACTTTCAGCAAGAAACAGCAGCGACGCCTCTGTATTCATTTCGTTACGTTGATTAACCCGCTCAATGCGCGGCCACAACCGGCGCAGAAATGTCGACTTGAGGAAATACAGCCCATGCACAGGGCTTTTGTTGCGCCTGATATATTCATAGCGCGAGGTAAACAGAGAACTTAAAAAGTAAGGCAAGCGGTCAATTTTGGATAAAACGCCTTGCACCTGACGCAGCTCGTCACGTGTAAGGGGTCTCTCGCGCCCAATAGCCTCACGCGGCGCGTTCCATGAGTAAACACCGGCAAACTCTTTGCCGGTGCCTTTTGCAAATGGTGGTGGCGGTGTAGGGGCAGAACGCCCCCGAATATCAACGGCCATTTGCGTCAAAAGCCCGTAAACACTGCTGACCGAGCAGCTCAACCTGAGCGCTCAACGCTTCAAAAGAGACAGCGTTGCCGCTCAAAATATCGTGATGAATCAGACCAGAAACGAGCTGGTTTAATTTTGGGTAATAGCCGACAACATCCAGCCACTCTTTACCGACATTCTTCCCGGTTTCAGCAGTCTTTTTCTCCTGCAAAATGAACTGAAAACGGTCACTTGTGACGACATAACGCTCGCCAATCTCGATACGAATGCTCATGCCTGCCCCCGATAGTGTTTGGCCTTTGATTCAAGCGCTGATTGACAGTAGACGCAGCGAGTCGCCGACGGATAAGCCGCCCGACGGTCGGCAGGGATTGGTGCGTCACATTCTTCGCAAACCAATGCAGCAGCGCCGCACGGTTTCACCCGAGCGGCGTTAATCTGGCGGGTCAGTGATTCCGTCTGTCGCTCCTGAATGTGATCCATATAATCCGGCATTTATTTAGCTCCTCTCTTTGTTCAGCTTTTTAAACTCACCGGCGCAGTAACCGGTCAGCTCAATGGTTAATTTCGATAATTCATCGACGGCGGTGATTTGCTTATGAAAAACGGCGCGTTTCACAAGCAAATTGACCGCATCCGTCAGGAGGTTTAACTCACTCGAATAAATAGCGATGGTTGATTCCGTCATCGCTCCGGTTTCTTTATCGCGCTTAATGTCAGCAAGCGATAATTCACCGTTTTTCATAACCGCAATTTTTAGCCAGTTATTAAGTAATACGGAGTGCATCAGAGACATGAAAGAGACTCCCCGCGAGAAAGGCCGATATTATGAAACTTTATGGATTCCTGACTGAGTAACTCGACAATCTCCACGCGCGACAACTCAGCGCCAGCTATATGGCGGATTAAACCGTCCAGATGAGAGGAAAAGCGCACCGCCGCATCGGCCTGCGCTTCGGCTCGCGCCTGTTGCAGGATTAATGAGAAGTTACCGCGATGCTTTCCTGTTACTGTATGCATGACTTTCTCCAGACAAAAAGAAGCCCCGCACAATTAAGTGCGTAAAAAACTACGGTTGTTTATTTAATGCAGATATTGCTCAGGCTTTACCGAGGTCAATATTGTTGGTGTATATTCAAATAAATTAAAAAGCTCCCGCAACGCACGAAATAAGGCATCACGCCAATAACAGGAATCTTCATTAATACGCCAGTAAGGCTGATTAAATTCTTTTTCAGTTAATCCAGCATGCATAAACAAAGTGCGGCGTTGGCTGACCGTCAAAAAACTAATATATGCATACTCGCTCGCGCCAACCTGTCGACGTCTGGAAAATGCAGCACGCAGCTCATCAATAGCGCAAACTAATCGCTCACGGTCTACATCGTTCATTTCTTCAAAATGCATCGTCGCGTGACGCTGCTTTAACTGAGCATGAAAACAAACGGTCAGGCGCTCACGTTCCATCATCTGATTGTAAAAATCGCAACTATCCTGCCAGCGAGGCGCGGCCAGATATTTACCAATCAGACCGCGCAGAGCTGCAGGCTGTTTCTCCACGATACCAAGTGTCATTACAGGCATTTCCAGAACCTCCGTGATTTCAGAAAAGCAAAAACGGCGCTAATAGCGCTCGGTTTTTTGGTGCGGATGATGATGCCCTTGCGCCCTCTGCCGTGGGTGATAGTGAAATCCATCGCCCTCGGGCTCTCGTTACGCAATAACTGAGCAATGCAACGAGGCTCATTCATAATCAAAGCCCCATCCAAAGCAGCCACGCGTCACGCTGTTCTACCGGTCTGTTGTAGAACGCCTCACGAACTGCGCGATTAAATTCCGGGATGAAAACCCACTTTTCACCGGCGCGAGCATTCGGTTTGCATGGATCCCGAAGCTCAATTACCGGTAGCTTGTTAGCTTTCACCATTTCTGCAACCGCCGTTTTGGGCTTGCCTAATAACTCAGCAAACTTTTCTACATGAACCGCGTCGAGCGGGTACTGCAACAAATAATCGTTTGGTTCCATTTGTGATACCCTCACTAGATCCAACCCTTTAGAAACCGCTCAAGCTCGTTTCTGCTCGGTTGGCTTCCATCCTGAAAAGGTTCTTACCTTTAGACCTTTTCAGGCGAATATAGTCTCAAAGTAGGAACCATGTCAAATGAACGTAGCCGAGAAAATTAAGGCAATACGTAAAGCAGAGGGTTTAACTCAAGTAAAGTTTTGTGAAATCAGCGGACTAGCGCTCAGTACGTTAAAAAATTACGAGGGAGGACATGCAGAGCCCGGCTTGGGGGTGGTGATGAAAATCACAAACACTCCTCAGTTTCAGAAATACACACTTTGGCTAATGACAGATAAAACAGCCCCGCAAGCTGGTCAGATAGCACCGGCTTTCGCACACATTGGGCAAGAATCAACGGAATCAGACCACTCCGAGAAACAGACTGGTTAACACTCTACAAACATTACATTTTCACTATTTGTTACCAAGATAGTGAGCACAGCGCCGGAGGGCTTTCTTATGGCAATTAAGAAGCTCGATGATGGTCGCTATGAAGTGGACATTAGACCTCGCGGTCGCGATGGAAAACGCATCCGCAGGAAGTTTGAAAGAAAGGCTGAGGCGGTAGCATTTGAGCGATACACCATCGCCAATGCCAGCCAGAAAGAATGGGCAGGCCAGCGAGCAGACCGTCGAACTTTAGCGGAATTGCTTGACGTCTGGTGGAAGTATCACGGTCAAAACCACGAACACGGCACAAAAGAGTTTAATCACCTGCTCAAGACTATCAGCGGCATAGGTGATATGCCGGTGAGCCGGGTGAGCAAAAGAGCTCTGATGGATTATCGCTCTACGCGCCTGCGTGATGGCATCAGCGCCGCGACGATAAATCGTGACATGTATCGCTTATCGGGCATGTTCACCAAGCTAATCCAGTTGGATGAGTTTTCCGGGCAACATCCTATTCACGGACTGCCGCCACTGGCGGAAGCCAACCCGGAAATGACGTTTCTGGAGAAATCAGAAATCGAGAAGCTGTTAAGCGTTTTGGTTGGTGATGACTTGCTGGTCGCGCTTTTGTGCCTGAGCACAGGCGGAAGATGGACGGAAGTTGCCACACTGAAACCAGCGCAGATAACAAGCTGCAGGGTTACCTTTTTGAAAACCAAAAACGGCAAAAAGCGAACTGTGCCGATTTCTGCGGAACTGGAGAAAAAAGTTAAAGAGGAGGCTAGTGCTAAATTGTTCAAGGTCGATTATGAAAAGTTTTGCGGGATTTTACGCAGAGTGAAACCTGACATACCACCCAATCAGGCAACTCACATCCTGCGACATACATTCGCAAGTCATTTCATGATGAACGGGGGCAACATAATTGCGCTGCAGCAGATTCTCGGGCATGCGAGCATTCAGCAGACGATGGCCTACGCTCACCTTGCGCCTGACTACCTGCAGAACGCCGTCGCACTGAATCCTCTTAACGGTGGAGTGACGTTATAA